TCCAATATATCCTCAACTTGCTCATCTGCAACGTTGATTTCCAATACTGGTGCACCTAACTGCCTTTTAGCATAGGTGATTAATTCTGATCGGGTGGATGGTTGGGCCATTTATACTATACCTCTATCCATATTTATAGTGCGGAGATTGACGATATACCTGGTTGAACAAGAATGTTACCATCAACTAATCTGTAGAAAGTATTTCCTGAACTAACAATAACGTCATAAACATATCTACCTTCTTCTAAAAGTTTAGTTTGTGTTCCACCTAATGATATACGAACTTTACCATCAGCAGCACTTGTAAAACCAACAGTAAAGGTTGCTGCAGGAAAAGCAGTAGATCCTATGGAAACACTTTTAGTCATCTGAGATGATCCAGAATATCCTTCAAGACTAAATGCAGTGTTTGATGTTCCTACAACTTCAAAGTTACCTTCAAAATTAGCACCACCAAGCATTGAAAAGTTAGCTGCATATGCAGCACCTGCCTCTGGATCAAAAGTAATTTTTTTAGTTGCCATTTACTAACTCCTTTAGTAAAGATTTAATCTCATTCATTTCACTTTTTAAACTTGCAAGATCTTCTTCAATAGTTAAAGATTTTTCTTTTTCAAGTTTACGTTGCTTACGACGATTCATATATTGTTCATAAGCAGTTGTATTAGTATTGATGATTTGATCGGTATTTGGATCTCTGACCAAATCTGAGTTACCTTCAACTGGAATGTAATTTTTCATTATGCTAAAGTGATAACTCTTAGATCAGACACTCTAGGAACATATGTTTGATTTGTTGATGTTAAAACAAACTTAACTCTATAGTATTTGAATGGTGGAAGATCCTCCATATTAAATTCATATTCTTTGAATGTCACATCTTTACTAGAGAATCCACCAACATCAACTTTAGGGATAAGTCTATCTGGTCTACCATCACTCTTAGAAGAATCTATTACTTGACCTAAATCATTTAAATTAGCATAGCCTGGGAATGGTTCAAATATTGGTTCAAAGTTTGGAGTGGCACTAATCGCATAATACGCTCTTATATCAGAAAACTCATTGATATGTGCATCAAGCAATATTTTAATTGACGATGCTGAGTTTGCTAAACTATTTTCTCTAGAAATATATTGACATGCTGTTGGATCGTCAAATACTGAATTAACTCTAGAATCTTCTATGTAATTCGTAATTGGAGCATCAACTCTATTAGAAACTAAAATCGCACTCATTCTTTGTAAATCTACAACAGGAGATAAATTTGGATTTCCTGTTTCTAACGTAAGTGTCATACCGAATGATCTATCACCATTTAATGCCTGAATTGCAGAATTGTTAGTTTCGTTAATTCTAGATGCTATCATTCTAGGTGAATTTAAATAGTTTGTTTTATTTAAAGTTACAGTTTCACTTCCCCTATCTAAGAAAGGTAAATCAGCACCTTGACCCAATCCATTACCTAAACTTGCTGCTGATACTGTTCTCATGGTAGCAGATATAGTAGTACCAGGCACAGTTACATTAGCCACTTGAGGGTTGATAATTTGGAAAGGAATATTTTGTGTTGCATGTGCATCATATCCACCAGTTGATTTAGTATCATTAAAGTATAATTTTGGATTACTCTGTGCACTTAAATCACTTTCTCTAGCTGGTAAATTGAAGTTTAAACCTGTTAGTGCACCTCCCAAACCACTAGTGTCTAGTTTAATAGTGTAACTATCAAATGTGATTGGATGAGGATCTCTATCAGTTACGTCGCTTAGTAAATGAGTTTTGTTAATTCTTCCAAGAGACACACCACCCAATTCATACTTGCGAACTGGAGTTCCTTTAATATAACCTTTTGCATTACCACCTCTAGTAATTCCTGTAATTGATCCACCAGAAGCACCAGTATATCGTAATACCTCATCACCTATTTGTAATAGGCCTGGATTTGTTGCTCCAACAGCAACATTCTCATAAGTTGTAAAGTTATCAGTACTGTCAACAGATATAGTTGAAGTAGAATTAGCACCATAAGGTAATGTTAGTTTGGTTGGAACTACATCAGATTCTACACCAGAGATTGTAACTCTATTAGTTTCATGATGCATACCGTGATTTCTATGATCAACTGTAAAATGTAATCCATCACTTATCTCTGTAATCTTTGTCGCCCTAGTAATCCTAGCGTTTGTATTTGATGAACCAACTCTTGTATTCAACGATGTTGTTACACCACTAAAATCACCAGTTAATGGATTAGAATAAGTTAGTATTCCATTTAGAGCAAAATCTCCTTGAACATTATCTAAAATTAACTCATTAGTATTACCTATTGAAACAATAGACATTCTTGCGTTTCTACCAGGTAAAACGTCTCCATTTGATGCGGTCATTGTTCCTATTCCAAGAACATCACCTCTTTGGAATCCTGATCCAGAATTTACAATTCTTGCAGATGAAATTCCACCATCAGTAACTACAATATCAGCAGTTAAGAAATCTCCACCCGCAGTTATATTGGTCATTGCAATTCCAGTATAAGTGAAGGATCCAGACGTTGGTGTAAATCCTAAACCTGCATTAACAATACCCATGCTACCTGTTCCCACACCAGCACTTCCAACAAAATTACCAGATGCATTTGATGCAGCAGCGTAAACAGTATCTCCATCATTAAATGATAATTGATTGACAGTAGTTCCATTCACAAGAACAGTATCTGCTAATGAAGTTCCAATACCAACTCTAATTCTCTTTGAATTTATATTAATTGAATTTGGTTGAAGTCTTGCAACTTGTCGATTACCTGCAGACAGAATTGGATTATATATTTCTAATGTTCCACTAGTTTCAAATACAGCCTTATTAAGAACAAATTTTAAATCTTCCCACTGACTTGGTTCCCATGTCGATGCGTTTTGTGATTTAAATAACGATCCCAAATATGGTTGTTGTGATATAAATTCATCAGTTAATAAATCAGACTCTCCAACTCTTGATATGAATACACTATATTTGGTTGACCATGATGCTAAACATATTGCATATTCGGTGTTATCCCCTTCAAGGTATACTGGTGCTTCAAAATTAAATCTGGTCGCAACAGTTCCATTTGATGATACATTGATTTGATCTGGAGATAAAATTATTTCAGAGAAAGGTAATACTTTTTGTGTTGGAACTCCACCTTCCATTGTTCTGATCTGTATCGTTACAGGAATATCCATGTCATCTTTGGATTGGAAGTAAACATCACAACTAGTAATGAATATACCACCCTCTTCAGTAACTTGGAAAGACTGTGCTAATGGATCATACCAAACATCTCGACTGCTTGTAGAAGTATCACTTGAAATTGCCTCTGTCTTCATGACAGTAGATCCAGTTAATGTTTTAATCTGTCTCTCGTCTTTTGTAGGTTTATCTTGAATAATAGCATTTCGAGTTGAAATAATATTTTCTTGAACTGTTTCTAATGTTCCAGAGGCAGTATAAGTATCTTCACCATATGTATCTGAATTTTGTTTGTCAAGAGTTTCATTATCAATCATGGTAAATGTTTTTGTTCCAGTTTCAAATTTTGGATGATTACCACTATTTGGATTTGGAATATAAAAACTACCTATTAAATTAGCACCAAGATCAGAAATTAATCTTCTTGTAGTAATGGTTGCAGTAGCACCACTACTTTCACCTCTAAGTTCCATTCCAGTAGAAGTATATCCATAAAAATCTCCTTGAGGTTGATCTGCTAATGCTTTTGTGTCAATATTCAATATAGTTGATGTTGCAGAATATGTGGAAGGCATATTTGTAGAACCATCATTAGTGGATGCGAGTTGAACAACACCTGGTGTTCCTAAGAATGTTTCAAGACCTGTTTCACCAACTTGAGAAATATATGGATTTTTTGCAAAAACTTCAGTTGGAGCGTTATATGGGCCTGATCTGTGATTTGCTTGTGCCACTCTAAATCTAATCGCAGGAACATCTGTTCCCTCTGCTGGTATACCAGATCCTGGCATTGTTCCAACAACAGTCTCTCCAACTTGGAAAGTTCCATTTGTCATGGTAATTTCAGTTAGTTTAGGAGTAATATATTTTGTTACCGCAACACCATCAAAGAATCCATATAATTGTGTAAGTGGTTTGCATTTTGTAACTCTAACCTCTATATTTCTTGAACGCATATTTGTGATAACATCGCGACTTACAACTCTATCTCCAAGAGATTCGTTATCAAATTGTTCTGTAACAACCTTTCTGGTTCCGTTTCTAACTTGATTATCAACTTGGAAAGTATCACGAACTGTATCCTCAAAAGTAGTTGTTGTAGTTGTATCATGGAAGACTGAATGGTTTACACCACCTCCACCGTTAATCCAACCTGCTTTTATAATTTCTTCCTCAGATGTTGTGATTGTTTCAGTTCTTTCTTCTTTCCGATCTACCTGTTCTTGACCAACCCAATCAGTCTCCCAAGAATTCCACTGTATTGGTGCTAATCCTGTTTGTGGATCGACTCCAAACTCTTGCATTGCTTGTGCCATGACTCCAGCAAAATTACCCTCTTGCTGAATAATTTTCGCATCAAGTCTAGCAGTATCTACCCATGTATCTGATGATGGATTTAACTTTATAGTTGATTGCCAGAAACTAACCAAGAAAGGTGTTACACTCTCTGTTCTAGTAGCAAACTGTTGACTCAACCATTCAACTTCAGTGTAATTTAACGTAACAACATCACCCTGTTTTAGTATATTCGTACCTTCAGCAGCAAGAAAAGCACGATCAGAATTAACATCTACACCCTCAACTGGGCCAGGCATGAGATCAACAGAAGTGCAATAGTGTTGAGGTCTTAATTCATTTCTCTTAGTATCTAAACTACACTTAACTTTTATACCATTAGTCTCTTGTGGTTGAAGAGATGTGAAATTATCAACAAAGAAACCAGATTTAAATTTATTTAATCCATCAGCATCAGGAATGAATAAGTTTGATGTCTTTGTTTCAAGCATAGACAAAGATGTATAATATTCAAGATTCTTGATTCTATCTTCAAGTTCTTTAATATCACTCATTCTATATCTCTTATATTTTAAGAAATCAATTTGTGCTTGTCTTGGTTGGAATAAGAATGGTGGTAATTTAACACTTGCTATTTCAATTGCATCATCCACTCCAGTTGGTCTTTCCATTTTCTCAGATGGATCACCATATTTAACTTGGAATCTTCCAGTCTTATCTAAGAAAATTCTATCCACTCTACCCACAAAATGTGAGAAAGTAAGATTGATTGATTCATCAGATGCTAATATATTTTTAGCAGAACTTCCAGAACTATCAAATGTTCTTCCAAAAAATTCAAGTGGTGATCTAACACCCTCCGTGACTGTATAAGTATCTACTTTTGGTCTTATATCAATGGTATCAGTTACATATTCACCATTAATCATTGGAATATCTTTACTATAATCCCAACTATTATATGAATTTCTAGTTGTTATATCTCCATCATCAGTTGAATCATAATAACCATTTTTGAAATATATTTTTAATTGTTTTTTAGGTGGTTTTGCATTTGATTTTCTTGTGATAAATCCATAATCATAGAAAGTGCTTTTCTGACCAGTGTTAAATGTATAATTTGCAGATATATTTCTACTAGTATTATCTAGAGTTGTAATTAATCCTTGAACTGTTGATTCTTCAAATGTAACAACCTCACCCTCTTCAAATGCAGTTTCATTTTTAACAATATATGTAATCTGGGAATCAGTCACAATTTCAGAAACAACTGCGACAGCACCACTGTTTTGACCCATTAATTTTTCACCAAGCACAACATCTGTTGTTTTTCCAGATGGCCCATTTAAAGATGTTAATGTCATCTTAGGTGCAGTTGCTTCCGATGTATCAGTTGATTCAAAAATTCCATGAATTCTAATAACATCTGCTTCATTCAACACTATCTTTTCATCTTCAACTCTAGTTCCCATTGGGAAATTACCAAATGTTAAACCATTATTTAAAGTTGTTCCACCAATACCAGATCCAGACAATTTCGATTTATCTACTACAATAGAATTTACACGATTTAATTTTTTTAATTTTGATGTTGGTTTTGATTTTTGAAGAGTTGCAATCAATGTTGCTCCACCTACTGCTGCTCCTAAACCAACTATTTGTAAAACTGTGTTACCTGAAGAGAATCTAAACATGTCATCATTTAATGCCACAGTTGTTCCATCAGGTCTCATGACAACATATCTTTCTTCATCAAAAGGTAAAAATGTTTCATTTGTACCAGCAGCTAAAGCAGATGATAATTGACCCAATCCAGTATTGGAATTAAGAGTAATATCAACAGTAAATTGTTTTCTAATTGTTATTGTTGAACTAGAAAGATCAACATCTGATACAAACGCTTTTGGTAATAATGAATATAACCTGTTATTAACAGATCTTTCTAACGGTGATGACTGAAGTTTTAAACTAGAAACTTGTGTTCTAGTTGCTGGAACGTCACTACTTACAACCCCAGTGACTGCTTGAACACCCACAACAGTCACATCATTAGTGCCAACGTTAGTGATCCTTACGAATGTTGGAACATTATTATCCAATCCACCAAACGATAGAATATTATTTACTTTTAATCCACCAGGAAATAGAGAATTTTCACTGGTAATTGTGCATACTCCTGAGTGACTTGATGATATACCTGCAGTTCCAAAATCAATTATTGGTCTCTGTATCACATCTCCGTTAAATGATTTTGCAAAACCAACATTACCTAAATCAGGGCCACCATATATTGATTTTACATCTTGCATTCCATGAGATGTTACTGCAACAGCAACACGATTATTATCAATACCATTAATGATGAATGGTTCATTTTGAACAAATTTACCAGTTACATCATATACATTTAAAGATGTGCTATTAGTAACAGCATTAACTAAAAATCCTGAAGCACCACTATACTTTCCTTTTATTTCAGTTGGTATTGTAAACGTATCTGGTTGAGATAAGGTTATCTTAGAGAATAATTGAACATCATAGAGTGATGCATCCCACTCATTTAATTTAGAGTTAGATGTTGAATATGAACCAGACTCTAATGCAAAATCATAAACTCTTGCAACACCAATCTCACTACCACCAGCAGTAGTTAAAGCACTACCTATTCTTTGATCTCTTAAACTTACAATATAAGTATTTCCGATTCCAATTTGTGGCACACCTTGAACATTATTAAGTCTTAGTGCGTTTCCTGTTTTATATGCAACACCTTGATTTTCTAATGTTTTTGAAGTTCTTGGTTTTGGGCAGTCTATATAAGTCGAACTTATGGTTTCAACCTCATATCCCTTTACAAATGCTTTACCTGGTGATACTTGATACACTGCAAGATCATCAGTTGCTAGTGATCCACCTTGAGTAAATTGACCTGTTTGATATACTCCATTATTACCTATGTTATCATTTAAAGAATCTTTCAGAGCGACACTGAAATTTTTGACCATGTAGTCACCAGATTCAGCATATGTTCTACGAGCTAATTCATCTCTAATAAAACCATAACTTGTATTTTTAATTTGAGATCTTAAAATACCGTTATCAATGACTGCCAATTCAACAAAATTAGAATCATTAAAATCATCTAATGGCTTAGCAAATAGACTTACTGAGATTTTTAAACGATCTGCACCTGGTGCAGCATAATTATTAAATCCTTTTGAATTATCTGCTAATGTTTCATCTTCGTCGGCATTAATTATATCTTCATCTATCCTTAAACCAATTCTTGCACTAGGAGTATTTGAATATTGAGATAAAACTATAGTTTCGTCTTGAACCTGAACAAAACTACCTCTTATAAAATAGACTCCGTTTGATATTGAGAAAGACGCAGCAGTTGATGTTGCGTTATTTGCAATACATGAGGCAAATGATTCACCAGTTGGTATGAACGCATTATTTTCAGGGCCTGAAACAATATCACTATCTGCTATTAATAATTCACCATCAGCAAATACTTTAATTGTGCTGTCTTCCACACCAGAAGACATGTATGAAATATAGAGTGTTAGATTACCATTCTCACTATTCTCAGACTTGAGAATTTGTTTAATTATCGCTGTTACACCTGTTGTTGCACCAATTATTTTTCTATCAATTAACTGATCAATATAAAATTCTACAGGAACTCCTAAATGACTATTATTTAACTCTACAGCATAATACTCAGGAGAATATGCAGTATTACCTGGTATTACTTTTGCACCTTCTTTAAAAA